CATCGATTTTTACTACTTCTTTTGTCCTAATAGAATCCTATGGGACAACTTCAAATACTTCATGGGTGAAGTAGAGCAAACACCGTGGGAACCGGAAAAAACCTACAGAGTGCCAAAAATCATAATCGAATCGCCGCAAGATGCAGTACCTTTCGAAGAATCAATCCTTGACTACATGGGAGTACCCACAAAAATATTCAGTCACGAGGAAAACAGGAGAGTAGAAATCAATGCACTACCAGTAAGAGCATACGTTAAAATCTGGAACGAATTCTTCAGAGATCAGAACGTAGGAAATGCAGCGCTATTCAAAACAGATGATGAAGATATAAAATATCGAGACGACCCAAAAGGAGAAGAAAAGGAAGAAAATACCTTACTGAAAGCAATTGCAGGCGGGCGCTGTCTCCCGGTCTCAAAATTCCACGACTACTTTACAAGCTGTCTGCCGTATCCGCAGAGAGGGCCGGAAGTAGCAGTCGGAATTGCAGGAAAAGCACCAGTGAGAGTAACAAATGTCACTGGTGAAGACGTAGCAGACAGAATTTGGCTAAACGGCATCGGCGGCGCAACACCATTTATTGAAAACAACAATTATTTGAATAACCCAGTGAAAAACGCGGCGCAAATCAATGGAGCATCAGCAAGCGGAAGCACAGACGCAAACATTGCAACATTGGCAACAGACCTAAGCAACGTATCAGGAATCACCATCAACCAGCTACGGCAAGCTTTTGCAGTTCAACACTATTACGAAGCGCTGGCACGCGGCGGCAGTCGCTACCGCGAGCAGGTACGTGCAATTTTTGGCGTAAGCATCAGCGATAAAACGGTTCAGGTACCTGAATATCTGGGTGGCGGACGCTATCACGTAAATATTAACCAAATCGTGCAGACCAGCGGACAGCAGACCGCAAACGACACGCCTATTGGTGAAACGGGTGCAATGTCGGTAACACCTATCAACGAAAGCAGTTTCACAAAGAGCTTTGAGGAACACGGATTTGTTATCGGTGTCATGTGTGTACGTCATAACAGAAGCTATCAGCAGGGCCTTGAACGCTTCTGGAGCCGTTCAGACAGACTGGACTTCTATTTCCCGCAGTTCGCAAATATTGGCGAACAGCCTGTCAAGAAAAAAGAAATCATGTTGACTGGCACGAGCACAGATAATGAGACCTTCGGTTATCAGGAAGCCTGGGCAGACTATCGCATGAAGCCGGACAGGGTAAGTGGTAAAATGCGCAGTAACGCAGATGGAACGCTGGACTTCTGGCACTATGCGGACAAATACGACAAAGTGCCGACACTAAGTCAAGAGTGGATGAGCGAGGGCAAAACAGAAATTGCAAGGACGCTAATCGTTCAGGACGAACCGCAGTTTTTTGGAGCGATTCGAGTAATGAACAATACAACGCGCTGCATTCCTCTCTACAGCGTACCAGGGCTTGAGAAACTCTAAAAATTGTACAAAAAAACGAAAGGAGGAAGCCCGCATTATTGCGGGCTACTTTAGATTATGGCAGGACTAGGAGCAATGTTAACAAGCGCTGGAACATGGCTAGCAAGTCATCCAGAAATCGTAACAACAGGAATGTCACTGATAGGAAACGGCCTATCAAGCATGTTTGGACAGGAAAGCCAGAACCAGAGCCAAGGTAGCAACATGAGCCAAAGCCAAGGCGGGGGACAGAGTACATCCATGAGCGAAGGAGGAACAAACGACAAGCAAATCATGGATTACCTCAACAAATACTATGAGTGGCAGAGCGGGCAGAATACCTTCCAAAGCAAAACGAACCGCCAAAATATGTTAATGCAAATGGGCTATAATACGTTATCAGCAATTCAACAGGGCATTTACAACCACATAGAAAACAACGCAGCAATGGCATACAATTCAGCCGAAGCGCTAGCAAACAGACAATTCCAAGAGCGCATGAGCAATACAGCATACCAAAGAACAGTAGAAGACATGCGAAAAGCCGGGCTGAACCCAATTCTAGCATACGCACAGGGTGGAGCAAGCACGCCAGGGGGCGCAGGCGCAACAATTACAGGCGCAAGCATGGGAATGCCAGCGTCAAGCGCACTGGGAGTGTCTACGCTAAACGGCAACGTGCCAAACAGTTACTACAGCCGAAGTGAAAGTAAATCACAATGGTATCAGCTGGCAGAAGCCGTAGGCAGTCAAATGAGCACAGGCTATAGTAGTCCAGTGCAGCTGACAGAAGATTTGCTCAAAACCTATAAGCAGATGGAAAAGACCGAACAGACAGTGCCAACTCCGAAACCGAAAAACAAAGAAAACAGAGCAATGAACCCGCAGGACAAGACAGGAAAATACGGAGAGAAGAGAAAGCCGGGTGATTATCTGAAATGAGTTGTTACAAGCCGCTAATAAGGCTGTACAACCCGGATGATAGAGAACAGAGCGGGCGGGTATATTCACTCGCCCGCTTTTCTCAGTTAAGCGGGAAACAGCTGAGATATGAAGATTTGATGTATAATCCAAAAGTCATGTTGATTCCATGCGGGCAATGTATCGGATGCAGAATTAGACAACGAGAGGACTGGACAACACGCATAGAGCTTGAGGCGCGAGACTATCCAAAAGAAGAAGTTTGGTTTATAACACTAACTTATGATGATGAACATGTACCGGGCATGATAGTAAAAACTGGGGAAATCATGCGAAAGGTACAATACACGTGGAAGCCGGGAAAGAAGCGCCCTAGCAGTGTTCAAATTTTGCTGTATGAAGATATTCAAAAATTCTTAAAACGCCTCAGGAAGGCTTACAAGGGCAAATTACGCTATTTTGTGGCGGGTGAGTACGGAGAACAGACAGCAAGGCCACACTACCATATGATACTATACGGCTGGAAACCAACAGACCTAGAAAATCTGTACAAAATTCACCACAACGGATACTATACCAGTAAATGGTTAGCAGACCTGTGGGGAATGGGACAAATCCAGATAGCACAAGCAGTTCCAGAAACGTATCGATATGTTGCAGGATACGTTACAAAAAAAATGTACGAAATAGACGGCAAAAAAGCTAATTCGTACTATGAACTAGGGCAAACAAAACCATTTGCTTGCATGAGCTTAAAGCCAGGACTTGGAGACCACTACTATCAAGAGCACAAAGCGGAAATCTGGCGACAAGGTTACATTCAATGCGTCAACGGAAAACGGGCACAAATTCCAAGATACTATGAAAAACAGATGGAAGCAGAAAACCCACAAAGATTGTGGAGAATTAAGCAAAACCGACAAAAAAACGCAATGAAAGAAAAGAGACTACAGCTAGAGAATCAAGACTATAAAACCGTCTTAGAGACCAAAGAACGTGTCACCAAAAAACAAACGAAAAAACGTGGTATTTTGTAATTGGTGTTACCTAGCCCAGTACCTATCAAGTAAGGTACTGGGCTTTTATTGATTTAAGCGTATTCTTAAGGCGTTAGACCGCGCACGCGCACGCGCGAAACGCGCGTACACGCGCACGGTAAAATAGGGAGTACGTTCTACCCTGTAATCCCTATTCGCTTCGCTTCAAGGGATAACGCTTTGCCTTTATTATATAACTTGTTGTAGTCGTAGTAGTAGAGTATGTGGAAAAGTTGAAAAGTGCTTTTTCTTTACATTGATACGAAGAAAAAGCACTAAAAAGAATGTTGAAAGATTTGTTTAAAACTTGTTGAATTGTTGAAACACTTTATTGTGTTAAAGTTTAACAATGTTTAAATGTTGAAAACTACGTTGAAAATGTTGAAAACGCCTGCCGCGGGCATCCGACTTGAACGTCAAAAGTTTTTTTCAAAAACCCTTGACTTATCAAGCCGGGCATGATATAAAAAAAACAAGAGGTGGTAAAAAATGAGTACAGCAATCTTAAACCAAACAAACAACGACCGATTAACGCAGCACTTCAAAGCAGAGGAGTTTAGATGCAAAGACAAAACAAAAGAATTCTTGTGGGCACCTGAACTACTCGAAATCTTGGAAACAATCAGAAACCACTTCAACGCACCAGTCATCATCAACAGCGGATACCGTACACCAAGCTGGAACAGCAAAGTAAACGGAGCATCAAACAGTTACCACTGCAAAGGTATGGCAGCAGATATCGTAGTGAAAGGACACAACAGCGGAGAAGTCGCAAAATACGCAGACAGCATTATGGAACAGGGCGGAGTAATCAGATACACAAATTTTACGCACGTAGATGTGCGTGAAAAACGATACAGAAAGGGGGTATAGCCAATGGCACTGATTAAGGTTAAAGACCTGCGGGAAGCAATCCAGCTAATTAAAACTGTACTTGAGAGGCTGGACCAGATTTACCACATTCTGAAGGAGGAGAAGTAAAGACAGTGTTACATAAGACATGGCAAGTCAGAGACCAGACCGAAAAAAATTTACGAATTGAAGCAGATAGGTTATACAAAGAAATCGAAGCCGGGTATAAAATGCTCAAAAAAATATCCAACATTGAGGACGCAAAAAAAATTGTTGACCGAATTTGGATTATGAAAGCATGGGCAAACGATATCCAACTGGAACTAATGCGAAGGGAGTACACAAATGAAGCACAGACAGCGGATGCCTGGACGCACTGACAAGCGAATGTTCAACGTGACGGCACGCAAGACGAAAAGTATCAACCTGAGCCAGAAACCCATGCGGGGCGGCATCAGACTGTAAAGGAGAAAAAACATGATTCACGAATACTATGGCATCTACGACAGCGTAGCAAAGAACTATTGCTACATTGGTGAAAGCAAGAGCAACGAAACCTTTGCCCGGATGTGCAATATCATGGCAAAGGACGAAAAGACCTTCCTTGGGCAGTCGCCTGAGGACTACAAGGGCTACCACATCGCAAACTTCAACGATGAAAACGGCGAGTTTGAGAAAATCGAGCCGGATAAGGTATGGGAGGGCAAGCCGCGTGAATAAACGATACGAGGAAGGGCGAAAGCCCTTCTTTTCAAATCCAGGCGAAAAACTGCGAAAGCAGTACGTATGGGGCAAGGACGAAAAAGGCAATAATAAGCTGATTGAAACCGAACCAATCGACATTCAGGCCGAAATCGAGAGCTATGCAGACGAGTGCGACATCAAAAGCATTGTCCGCAAAGCAAGCTTTGACCCTGAGTTTGCCAAAAGTCTGGTAGACAGCGCAAAAACGGACGAAACCATTGATATTACGGAGTGGCCTACAAACATTCACGAGTATCACGCTATGATCGCAACAGCACAAGCCACGGCAATGGAAATCCAACGAAAGCAGAAAAAAGTTACAGAAGTATCTGCAGAAAAGGAGAAGAGCAATGAACCGGAATAATGAGCGACACTTTAACAACGTACCGCAGACACATGTGAGCCGGACACGTTTCAAACGGGACCAGAACATTCTCACTACCTTTGACGCAGGAAAACTCATCCCGTTTTACGTCGATGAGGTTCTTCCAGGCGATACATTCAGCGTAAATACGGCGGCAATCATCCGAATGACCACACCGAAATATCCTGTTTTCGATGATGCATACATCGATTTTTACTACTTCTTTTGTCCTAATAGAATCCTATGGGACAACTTCAAA